GGAATCCCGAGATCGATTCCGGGCCACCACAGACGGAGAATCAAAAGTGGAGATAAGGGAGCAATCCGATTGTGGTTAGGACTCTTTACATTGTATCGAGTTCTGCCATTTAAAGGAAAGTTTTCTATCAAGACGATTGTGACTCCAGGTGTTACAATCCCAATTAAAGTGATGAGTGAGTGGAAGGCGTTTTCGAACGTCTTTGCTTACGAGTTGCAGATGTTGTGGGGAGTAGCTCCTTTGAAGACTGGGAAGACCCCTAAAGGGTCAAGTTTCTTCCCTACTTTGAAGGCGGTGATGGTTCCGTTATTGAAATCGGGCCCTAATACTGCCTGGTCTTGGACCACTGGCGATCCGAGTAACTGTTTTAACAGTTCTCGTTTCTTTGTGGATTGTGCCATCTGGCGCGTCCAAACAGCTACGTGGCGAAAAGTCATAGAGTTGTGTCAGTTGACAGGGTCGGAACACCTTGTTAAGGGTGAACATGCTCCATTAGTCTACAACCTGGCTACAATGTCCGACGGCTCCGTACAAGGGGCCGCTGGTGGTAGCTGGGTTGGTGGGGACGGGAAAACCCGTTCACTTAAAGTCGATGGACCTGTGAGCTCTGAAGGGGCTGGACCAGTATTGGGTCGGCTTGCGACGAAGTCGGAGCCTGGGAAAGTGAGAGTTTTCGCGATGGTAGATAGCCTCACGCAATGGATGTTGCGTCCCCTGCATCTGTATCTGTTTCGGCAGGTATTGAAGAAGATTCCTCAAGATGGTCTTTATGATCAAATTGCCCCAGCTAAGAGATTAGTGAAGGTGATGCGAGAGAAAGGGTTATCAAGAGTGTATTCTTTTGATTTATCGGCCGCGACGGATAGATTGCCTGTAGTGCTTCAGGAGCATCTTCTGAGTGCATTGACATCGTTGCGATTAGGGTCCCTGTGGAGGTGGTTTATGACGGCCAGATGGTTCGAGTTGTCTCCCGCGTTACGGAATGCAACCTTTGGTTCTGGACGTGGAAAGGGAACGAGATTCATTCGGTACGCTGTAGGTCAGCCTATGGGTGCTTATTCATCGTGGGCGATGTTGGCTATTTGCCATCATGCCATTGTCCAACTCTGTGCGCGCCGAGTCGGCGTGTCAGGGTGGTTCGACTTATATGCCATACTCGGAGACGACATCGTGATTGGTCATCCCGGTGTCGCTCGCGAGTATAGAGTATTTATGGAGAAAGTGGGCGTTGGTATCAACGGTAGCAAGTCCATTTTCGGACGTAACTTAACGTTTGAGTTCGCCAAGCGTTTCTTCTATCATGGAGAGGATATTACTCCTCTTCCTCTGTCAGGATTAGCGCCGGGTTGGCTCGCGTTGAGTTCCGTGCCGGAGATTGCGGCGAATTTAGCTGCTCGCGGTATCAAAGTATCGCTATTTTCCATAGGTATCTTTATAGGACTCGGGTTCAAGGCGGCTAGCGGATTAGAAGGGAAACCTTTGAAACGCATGTCAACGAGAGCTCGAGCTCTATGGTTAATGCTATCTGTACCTGGCGGTCCGTTCGCGGTATCGGATTGGGTCGAGTGGATGTGTCAAACTCGAAAGGGTGAGATACGTTCACCGACTCCTGAGCAGATTGCTATGTGGGTCCAAAGTTTAAAATCGCGCGTTGCGAAGTATCAGCTGGACTTCCTCATCTTACGGGCTAAGAAAGCTTTAAAAGCCTATGAACCTGTAGGGGAAGGGAAGTTTGGTTATGAAGAAGCATTGCAGTGGTGGAGAGCGGAGGTTCGCAAAGTAATGCTGGATCCGATGCGGGAAAAGATCGCTGATGTGCAGGTAGCTCTAGTTGAGCTAGCCCATCTGAAGGTCCATGATTGGCAAGGACTGTTGTCGATCTATCAGCATCTTGAGGCTATGGAGGATCTATTTGCTCTGCTCCCCGGTCAGCTTAAGGCGAAGCGACGTCAAGTCGTTAACTTTCTGCCGGCCCGGGTTCGAGAGTGGAAGAGAATCACTAGTATCTTAGGATAATACCGAACCAACGAGTAGAAGTGCTCGGAGGCGGTTGGACCTCAGGTGATATACCCAATTGAGACTTTCTATCTGCTTGATTAGCAGGTAGATCGTAATGACGCGAGTCACGTCCCTGTCTTTAGAGCAATCTATAGATATACAAAAAGTACAGGTAGGTACATGAGC